AAATATAAAACCGTATATGAAGATTGATTAGAATTACTTTGAAATGCAATAGTATCGCCAGCTTTTACATCAAATACATCTGTCAAACCAGCAGCGTGTAATCCTCCTGTACCTTGATTACTCCTGTTCATAACTGCATTATTATTTGTAAGCTCAATATTACACCAACCTGCTGGAGCATTGGTTGTATAGCTAGTAACAACACTAATTATTCCATCTTTTAATACTTTAATTTTATTCGCTGATAACTCAAAAAATTCATTAATAGTGATGACCTTTTGAGAAATAGGAATGACCTTAATTCCTGTACCACTGATTGATACTGTATTAGGGGCAGAAAAAGCTATTACTTTTTCAGAAATAACAGTTTGTCCAGCGATTTTCGGAGGATTCATAAAATCTTTTGTTCCTGCTATTTCTTGGTCTCCAGTTTGAGTCACCGCTTGCCCTTTAATAGCATCTGCAACATTTTTAGGGCTCATATATTTAGTCGTTGATGTTCCAGCAGATGCTTCGCTATCAGTAGCAAATCCATAATTTTTAACATTGCCCAAGCCAACTTGACTTGCTGTCACTTTATGTGGATTGTCTTGACTTTCCGTATGCTCCTTTAGTTGTTCCTCTCTTACAAAGCCACTTTTTGCTAATACATCTTGCGCATTAATACTAATTTCTAATTGAATAGCTGAATAGTCAACATCCAAATTAGCTGTTGTTACCCCATTTGATGGATCTGTATAGCTAATTAGATAGATAATACCTTCGCTAGTAATGAAGTTTTTATCCGTTACTTGGACTGATAAGTCTTTGTATTCACCAACATTTTCTTGAATTTGAGTTGTCCACGAGTCTGTTGACTCAATATAAGTGGAAACTTTAATTGTTTTGTTGTTAGGCGAAGTAGCTTTAACACGTTCACTAATAGTAAAAGCGACAAAGCTATCTTTTAACAAAGCTACTGCTTCTTCTTGGCTTAATCCTTCAAAATTTTGAGGAATTAATTTTTTGGCAGCTTCTAAAGCATTAAACGCTCCTAACTGTTGTGGTATAACTCCGTTTTGCGTCGAACCACTACTTACTCCAGAATCATCACGGCTTACTAATTTGTTGTATTCTGCTTGAGAAACTTCATTCCATATATCTTTTGGTTTTTTTAGTACTTTAGCTGTTACATCTGTAAAATATTGATTCGCATTTGTTGCTGTGTTACCCGCCGTTTTTCCAGTGAAATCTATAGGTATTTTTACGTTTGTTGTTCCAGAAAGTAACGATACTCCTTCAGATTTTGTCATGCGGTCATTAAAGTCAACTTGTAATCGAGTAGCTAGTGTTGATTGTGTTACCCCTTGGGTATCTGTTCTCGCCTGTACGATTTCAGGATTACTGTCACCTGCTTCACCAACTAACTTATCAAAATCATTTCTTAAAGCATCGAATTCTTGTTTATTATTATTTGCAGTGGAAACAGCTTGATTTGATGTGTTAATGGCTGTTTGTGAATTTGCCATTGCTTGATTCGCCGTTTCATTCGCTTGATCCCCTGCTTCTTTGGCTACTTTGATTGCTTCTTTACCAGCGGTATCAGCTATTATCTTTGCATCATCAACACCGTTTTTTAATTCTTCTTGATATGCATCTACTTTTTCAGATGAAGCGTTTGACTGATCCAAAATCGCATTAATCTTAATTCGACCTTGATTCAGCGTATCTGTTTCTTTGATTTGCTCAATAGCCATATCCATCACTCCTATTCTGCATTAATGTATTCAATTGTGGCTTTTTGTAAAATACGATTTCCAATCTTTATAAATGACGAATTACTGTCAATCAACTCTTCATAATAATCATCCAATGTTTTTCCTGAATTATCATCAACAATGAATTCTTCTTGTTTGCTAATTAGCTTTACTGTTAGTCTCATTTAAAATTGTCCTCCTAATTGTGATTGTATAAAAACACGACAAATAACTTGCGCTTCAATCCGCGCAAGTTTGTTAGGTATAATCTTGATTGTGTGATTTCCTCTTGCTATTTTCCCACTAGTTGTTTTTCTTAGGTATTTAACAATGTTTAACCTTTGTTGGCTTGTTTCATGGTTAGGAACGATTGTACCATCTACAACTATATCAACACTAGTCGCGCTACTTGGTGCCTCATAAATCCCCCATTCTAAGGGGTGCGTATGGTTTGGCAATGTTACTTGGTGCGTATGTGCGGGAATCTTAACTTGGTGTGTGTGACTTGGAATATTCACACTATGAGTATGCGATGGAATATTCACACTATGCGTATGGCTAGGAATATTTACACTATGTGTATGCGCCGGAATATTAATACTGAAATTATGGTTATGCGCCGGGATAGAAACTGCATGAGAGTGATTTCCTGAACTAGTCTTCGTATACCAGTCAGTAGATGCCGTCGACATTAATCTAAATCGCATACCAGAACCAGCATCCATTTCACGGTAAAAAGCACTTGAATCTGTACTTCCATTGTTTGAAGCAACTAAATGATTATGATCTCCACCAGCACTACTAGTCTGTGTACTTCCGCCTCCCGCATTTGTGGATCCACCTTGATAAGATCCGCCTCCAGCTCCTGAAGTTGTAGATCCGCCTCCGCCTGAAGCCGTGGATTGTACAGAACCTCCGCCAGCAGAACTAGTCTGACGACTACCTCCGCCAGCTGAGCTCGTTTGTGTGGAAGCTCCACCAGCTGAAGTACTTTTAACCGTAGCTCCACCTCCTTTTACGGCTTTTGTGTAGCCACGATATTTCTTTGTTTTGAAAGTCAGTTCCACAGTATTTACATGAAATACGTCATCATCTAAGAAGAATTCAATTTCTGCTGGATATGCCTTTTCGCAGTTATCTTGATAACTATAGTTCAAGATATTCGTTGCTCCTTGCGAATACGTTTCATTAATTTGTTGCTTTCTACCTAAATCGGCCATTGTTGTATTGATATCTTCTTTTAAGTTACCTAACTCTAATTGAATTGATTGCGGAGAACCAAATACATCTGATTTACTCTCTTTTTTTATTCTTAAATTAAAGGAACCGTATTCATTCGTATTAACCATAACAATGGTTCCTTGCCTTAACTTGTCAATTTCTAAAGGTTGATCAGTTAACTTCACTAAATCAGCTGCTGTCACTTTCCATGTTACTTTAGGAATGGACCATTTATTTAACATATTTTTTGCATTATCTTTAAGCGCTTGTGCCTGGGTGAACCGTAAGTCTGTCCAAATAAACTCAACTAGTCCGTACTTTTTTATAGATCCAGCATCTTCTATATAGGGTATATTATTGTTTACTGATTTGATATTTAATTGGTTAATCCCTTCACCTGCTCCCAAAGGATAAATCCTATTTACTAGATTATTCGGGTCTGAGTCAATGACAAAGCCCTCCATGTTATATCCTTCTTGGATTCGACAAATTGGTTCAGTGGGGGGCTTAACTAAAGATAATTCAAATGGATAGACTTGTGTATTCCACGTCCACAAGTAATCTTCGTTAAATGCTTTAGGAATTGAAAAAAGAGCGTCTGCTAATCCATTTTCATTCTCCCACGCATAACTAAAATACCGAGTGAATTCGCATTTCTTCAGTACCCAATGTTTTGTTTTTTGCTGGTTCAATACATAATTTATGACGTCCGTTGTTTTACGATTCACTAATTCATGATAACCAAAAAATACATTGTCTAATAACGTACATAAAACGTGCATCGCTGTATATTTAATTGAATAATTTGTTTTATCTTTATGAATTGTAGAAGGAATAATTCGATATAATCCAATATATTCACCTTCATTATCTGTCAGTTCAACGTATTGGAGTGACTGAATCATTTCATTTTTTTTATCATAAAGAGGCATAGAAAAATTAATAGAGCCAATTTCATTCTCGATTTTCTCATACCCTACGTCGTAAGCATTGTCTAAAACTGCTGTATATTCTCGCTTTAAATTCATTGCCATCAACATTTTAGCAACACCTCCTATAAAAATCGATTTGGATATCGAATAGTTAGATTAAAAGTACTATCTTTTGCTTGAATATAGATTGGATCTCCAGGATATATATAAAAATCATTCATCGGACGAATCATAGGCTTCCCATTTTTAGTAATATTGAACTGTTCAGTATCTATAACGATTTCTGAACGATCAAAATCACCAATATCAATGGTATCATTTCTTGTTTTAATCCAAACGCCTCTACCAGTTCCTTTTATCGTTATTGTGGGCTTAACTTTTAATCCTTCCACTGTTGGATAAATTTCAATTGGTTTTACTTCTTGTCCGGTGTCTCCCATTAGGTATGAGCGATTTTGGAAGGTAATCATAGAAGATCCCCAATAAGCTCCACCTTCAATAATGATGGGCAAATCAACAGCCCCTGATCCAGTGTTACCCATAAGGTAATTTGCCTGGAAAGTAATTTCAGTAGAACCCCACATCACACTCGTTGCATCACTTCTTGTATATTTGTAAGGATCTCCACAAGTAATTGTAAAACTTCCAGATGCCCAATAAAAACCTGTATCACCATCATTTATTGTTGACTTCGTACCTTTAAACAACATTTCTGGTTCATCATTAAACCAAATTGGTGTTTCTTTTTCAGTAAATAAGGCAACGTTTAGTTTGTTGAATTTATCCCTAAGAGAAACTTCATCTTCTGCTTTTAGATAGTATTTAACAATGAGTTTTCTAGGAGGGATACGGTTATAAATATGTCTCTCGCCATCCCTTATACCTAATTGTGCGTATTCATTTGCTGTTTCGAAGAGTTCTCGACCTTGAATATCCAATGTTTGATAACCAGGAATTAAGTCTTCCAAAAATCGTCCATTAATATTCATTGCTCTTGATGGGTAATTTTTATCTATTGTCATGCAAAAACACCTCTCAATCCTTTATTTGCATTTTTGCGTTGTTGACGTTGATATAAGGCATCGACAATTTTTTCAATGTCAGCTTCTTCTCGAACAATTAATGTTGCTCCTTCAAATAGCCCTTTATTATCAATAAAAACTGATTGCGTTTCAGTAGATTGTACCGCTTGTCTGCCAGATAAATTTTGTGCATTAATTGAAGAAACAGTTGCCTGTGTTACTTTAGGATTCCAAGATTCATCAGTTAGTGGGGTTGTATCTACTCCATTAGAAATGATTTCTTGGAGTTCGTTTCCCATTGTAGCCACTGTTCGTTTAACATTTGTAAATCGATTCGCTAATCCTTTGTTCAATCCATCCATAATCGCATTTCCGGCTGGAATTAATAATTTTTTATCATAGCTAATCGGTCCTTTATGTTCTTTTATCCAATCGGCAATTCCACCGACAAATTCTTTTCCTCTCTCCCATGCACCTTTTAGCCCACCGATAAATCCATCGATGATAGCTTCACCAGCATCAACTAAACTATCAGGAACAAACACACGAATTATTGCATCCAAAAGTTCGCCTGCTGCGTTTTGAATTTCATCTTTGTTGTTCTTAATGTTTTCTGCCATTCCGTGCATTAATTCCGTAACAGCATTAAAAAAACGATCTTGCGCTTGTATTAATCCTCTAACGAGAGCATCTACCAAGTCCATAGCCGCATTAACAATATCTGGTATTTTATTTGCTATACCTTCAAGAAATTTCACAATTAAATTTGCTGCTGCACCAATGATATCCGGTAAACGATTAGCAATGCCATTAACAAAATTAACAATCAGATTGACTGCTGCATTCACAATGTCTGGCATTCTAGAAGCCAAAGTATTCGTAAAATTAACCATCAAGTCTACTGCTGCATTGACAATTGTTGGCATATTTTGAGCAATCACTTGTGCAAAATTCAGGATAATATTAATCGCTTGTTGGGTAACTTGTCCAATATTGTTAGCAACTCCTTGTAGAAAAGTAACTAACAAATTGAATCCGGCTTGTAAGATTTCTGGCATATGCTCATTTAAAGCAGTCAACCAAGTGACAATCAGATTTGCTGCATTCTCAATTAAGGTTGGTAATTGTTCTGTAATCCCTTGAAGTAGCGCATTAATTAGCCCAGCTCCTGCTATAACAATTTGAGGCAATGCAATGGTTAGCGCACCGATAAATGCCAAGATTATTTGTGTTGCGGATTGAACAAGTGTTGGAATTAGTACTAACATAGCTTCCGTAAACGCACCTATTAGTTGAGCAGCCGCCAATGTTAATTGTGGTAATCCCTGAGCAATTCCTGTCATAAACCCAGCAATTACTTTTAATCCTCCAGAAATAATACCAGGTAAAGCAGATGCAATTGCTCCTAAAATTCCTTCAAGTGCTGATCCGAAACTTTGACCGATTTTTGGCGCATTGTCTGATATACTTGCCGCAAATTCTTTAAAAGAAGACACAATTTTATCAATGCCGCCTTTTATCCCATTATTTTGAAAAGTGTCTACCATTGAACTTACTAGTTTAATCACTAAGCCAGCTGGACCTAATAATGAACTCAATGCTAATTTCAATATTTTTAGACCTGTAGTCGGCAAATCTATTTTCGAACTCAGTCCTGAAAATGAATCACCTAAATTTTTTCCTACGTTGCCTAATCCTTTCAATGAGTCAGAAATCTTTTTGCCCATTCCGCTTAAAGGTTCTAAAACTGACTGAAATAGTTGTCCTATGCCCTCTTTCACATAAGGAATAGAGGCTTTTATAAACGTTAGTATTGCTCCTGGCAAAGCTTTTAAAATATTCCCTACCATAGGAATAAAGTTTTTAAAAAGGAAAGTTGCTGTTGTTTCTGCTAATTGATTTAACGCTGGTTTAATATCTTGTCCTAAAGCCATTTTCCCCAATACATTGGATAAAGAGGCCTTCATCGCCGCAAAAGATCCGCTAAATGTTTCGGCAGCTTCTTTCGCTGTTGTTCCAGTTATATCTAGATTTTCCTGTATTGCATGAATGGCATTATATACATCACTTAAATTATTAATGTCATATTTTACGCCTGTTAACTTCTCTGCATCAGATAGTAATCGTTGCATTTCTTCTTTTGTACCACCGTAACCTAATTTTAGGTTATCTAACATGGTATAGTTTTGCTTGGCAAATCCTTGATAGGCATTCTGGATATCTTGCATATTAGTACCCATTTTATTGGCATTATCTGACATGTCAATCATTGCCATATTTGCAACATCTGCCGCTTTATCAGTATCACCACCCAGTGAACTTAACAAGCTAGCACTAAAACTAGTAACATTTTCCATATAATCATTCGCTGATAATCCTGAGGTTTTGTATGCTTCATCTGCATATTTTTTGACTTTATCCGCACTGCCTTTGAATAAAGTTTCAATCCCTCCAAGTGATTGTTGAAGATCAGCACCTTCAGTAAGTGCTACCGAAAAGGCTTTTCCAATGGCAGCAGTGGCTATTACGCCTTTAACTACTGATACTAGCTTACTTCCGAGCATACCTCCTGCACTGGAACCTGCAGATGAAGCCTCGGGGTCTAACTGGCTTTTAATAGCCCCACTTATTCCTTTAGCTGAGGGTATAATCTGTACATACGCTTGTCCTAATTCTGTAGCCACTACGCATCACCTCCATTTTCAGCTAGACTAATTAATTGTTTCCTTCTTTGTTCGAATTCCTCGCCAGAATGAAAAATCACTGTATCCTTTTCTTTTTCCTCTGTTAGCAATAAAGTATCTAAAATTAAATTTGGCGGATTTTTACCTTTTTGACCATCTTCCGTTTTAGACCAAAGTAACAAGCTCAATTTATCGGATAATCCTGCTAAAAGAAGCGTATCTAGCGGTACAATTTCATTGTTCATTTTCATTTTTATTCTTGAACTATCTCTTAATCCACAAGAAAAAACAGCTACCTTATATGCTGGCAGCTGTTTATAATCATAGATTTGATAAGTTTCTGCTAAGTCGCAAATTAACGCTTCTTCATCCGTTCGAATCATTCCTGCGAGGGTGTTTAGTTTTTTATTTCTTGTGAACTTCCAAGGATCTCTTTTAACTCATCTGTTAATTTTTCAATTGGTACAACACCGTTTTCCAATCGCAAATGATTCTTAAGATTTTCTGTTTGTTCTTTGCCGAGAATCATTTTAACTACTTTCGGAAGAGCTAATGAATTATCTTCAAGATCTGCTAATGCTTCTACTAATTCATAGTCTTTCATTCGTTCAATATCAATGGTACATTGAAATCCTGATTTTGTTTTTACTTTAGCCATTATTCTGATTCTCCTTCGTTACTATTTTTTTCTGTTGGTGGGTTAAGATTAGAGGCCTCTGTTTTTTTTGCTGTTGGCTTTTGAATGTACTCAATATGCGTATCTCCATCTACGTTAGGGATTGCAGTTAAGGTTGTTTCATAACCGATGGCATCATCGTCCTTGTAGCTAATTTCTCCAATTTCTGATACCTGTCCATTCGGAATAACAATTCGTTTTAAAATCCCGTTCTTCAATACCATATCGACTACTAACGCATGTTCTTCTAACAATGTTGAGTTTGCTTTAATAGTGATTCCAGTATCTAAAGTTCCATCTACATTGTCTTTTCCGTAAACTTCTTTTAACACATCAACATTGGTTGCTTCAATTAATGTATAACTAAAAGTATCTTCTTTTTCAGTCTGTACTACTGCGACCGTATCGCCACCCCATGCTTTGATTTTATCTGAAGAAGGAGTATTTGCATTGGTTAACCCATCTTCTGAAATATAGCCTAAACTTTTAAAGGCTGCATCTAATTTCGTAATCGCATCTGTTGGCAATGGCGTATTGAGTGGCGCTGAATAAATTGCCCCACCGATTTTTGGTTTTGATGTTGATACATTTTCTGCTTTTGACATTTAAGTCCCTCCTAGTCTAGTAATGATTAATATCAAAAACTGCTTGATATCTATAGTATTTTGTAGTGGTATCCGTAAAGTTATAATCACTGTTTAGTTTAACACGGCTTATTTCATCCACTTCTATTAGCTGTTCGACAGCACTTTTAACTTCTTCGTTGAGTTTAGCCGCTTCATACATGGAGTTTGCATAACTTTGAAAAGCAAACGTTGAAGAGGGAAGATAATTCCGTTTGGCACTGCCTGTTTTTTCAAATAGTACAAATTTTTCGGGCATTGTTCCTTGTTTTTCTAAAAAACACCCCACTGATAAATGACTGTCTAAAAATTTTTTAATAGCAAGCTCTATCACTTATCGCACCGCCTTTAGTAATGTATTGTTTTTCATGTTCTCTCTCTTCGCCTTGTAAGAATCAGCATAGACCATCGCATTTGCACGTGTTTTTCCTACGTAAGTATCTTGCTTGTAACCATCGCCTACTCTATTTCTAATAGCTGTAGCTTTTTCTTCTAATACGTGCTGCATTTCTGCGGACTTCAATAATTGGCCCACTCCTGAATAGTTAAGTTTAAATTTATTTTTAGCCATAGCGTTCCACCATCACTTTCTTATTCCAATCCAGTGGAATCAATTGTTCAATTCCTTCAAGTGGAATCCCAAATGTTCGCCACCTCTTGCCAAAAAATTTAACTTCTTTGTCTTCCCAATCATGGGTGTCTCCTTTTGGAATTGCTAGTGTGTAAACCGCCTTTTTACCAGTCAAATTCATTTGATTCACGATATCATCGGATGCGGTTGGCTGAATTAATACATTTTCAATTTCGATCTCTTTGTCTTCAACTATAGGATGCCCAAATGGGTCTCTTCCCTCTTCAGTTTTTTCAACAAGGATAATCGTTATCCCTTTTAACTTTGCCATAAGGCTCAATCACTCCCATTCTTTGTCGGCGTAATCCTAATCGGCTAAGTTCAGAATTTTTAATAAATAACCCACCACCAGGTACAAGATAAGAGCCTGACCATGAATACCCCATGGCACTTTCCGTCGTTTGTGTCATAGGTTCTCCTTCTGTAGCAGTCATTAATGTTCGTGCGACGATATCTACCGTCACAGACTTAACAACATTCGCAAAATATTCCGGCTTTGTTTTAATCAGTTTATCTAAATCTTTACCAACTTTGTCTGCTTCCATTCGTAATGAATCCGAAACAACTTTTAATAGCTGAGCGGCTCTATCCGTTTCTTCATTTTTTAACGGACGCCATAAACTCGCTAAATCTTCAATGGTTGCATAAGGTTGCATAAAATCACTTCCCTTGTGCCATCATTAAATTATAAAGTTCTCTTTTAGTGGCACTTTTATTATAATCAATGCCAAAAGCATCTAATTCTTGTTTAATTTGTTGTGCTGTAATCGCATCATAAGCTGCATCACCTGTTTCTAAATCGTCGTCAGAGACAATATTTTCAGCTTCATACTCTGTCTCGCTCACAACTTCTTCTGGAGTCATTTTGTTTGGATTTTTTTCTTTTTTATCTACAATAATCCAGTCTCCACCAGAAATAATACAGGAGCTACTAATTGTAGCCCCTGTTTTTGTATTCTTATAGTCCATTATTGCCCGCCTCCGCTTTCGGCTGGTTTAATCACTCGAGCAAAACTGTTTCCATCCATAATTCCCCAGCCCAAGTATGTTTCAGAGCGTAAGTAAACTTGGTTGTATCCTTTTAAATCTTGCCCGCTATTGTCTGGATCACCATATTTAATCACTTCAAGCGGAATATCTTTTGCATATCCCCATTGGAACATAGACGCAAAGTCTCCTATAATCACTAAATCATTTTTGCCGTTTGATACAGTTCGATTGATATCTGTAGGAATTCCTCGAACAACTCCTGGGTTGGCACCCCATGCAAGTTCTGGAAATTGTTTCACACCATTTACTTTATAAGCCGCTAATGCAGAAGAAAATTGTGGATCCATCGCCATCCCTGAAATCAATCCTTCTGCCCCTTGAATTAAAGAAGCAGCAGTTTCAATATTCGCATCCGGATCAGCCGCATTGAACTCCACCGTTTGAGTTACCTTGCTATCAAAATGATTCTCGCCGATGATAGAAGATGCTGAACCAGATCGAGGATTGATTCCATGGAAAGCCATTAAGTCTAATCCACGAGCAAGTTTGCGTGCATACCCGTCATTAAATGCTTTTACAATATCAATTTGTTCTTCTTCTGAAGCATAAAGAAACTCGTCAGAAATACGTGCGCCATATTCTACTTTGATTGGAACAATTGTCAATGGTGCAATAGAAACCCCACCATGTGTTTTTTTACCATTTTCTGCCACAATATCAATTTCAGAATCCATTGTAAATGTAAACTCTTTTTGGCCATTAAAAGGAATTGGCTTTTGTTGTGACAAAGTAACTAATGAACTTTTCCCTTTTACTTTATTAATTAAATCTGATACTAATTCTGGATCAAATAAACTTCCTTTTGATAATGTCATAACTCATTACTCTCCTTCTAAATTAAGATTTTCAATTAAGTTTTTGTAGGCTCCGTCCTGCCCTTTTTCTAAATTATTTTCAGTATTTTTTAAAGGTGGCGGTGTTTGTTTCTTACTTACATATTCCGCTAACCGTTTTGCATCAGCCTTGATACTTTCCTCATCCTCTCCGACTAAACGATCTGCCAAATCAATAGGTAATCCATTTTGTAACGCAATTCTAGTGCGCGTATTTGCAATTTCATAATTTGCAATTTTTTTATTCAGATCAGCCACTGTTTGCTCATGAGTCTTTGCGACAGTATTCGTTTTTTCGATTGTTTCGTTCAAGGTACCAACTTCAGCTTCTAATTCCTCATTACGAGTTTTTAATTGGTCATAATCTTCATACTGCTTTTCAATTGATTCTTTTTGACGAGCAAGTCTATTTTCAATGATTTTGTCCAATTCTTCTTGTGTTTCAATAATTTTAAATGTCATAATTAAAATCCTTTCCCAGCTTACCCGGCTGTCTCGGTAATTTTGTGTATTAAAAAAACGACTATAGAGATAAATAGTCGATTAATACCTTTTCTGTTGTTTTTTCTTCGGCTTATTAATACTACAAGCCCAGTGTGCAAGCAATGCACTATCCATAAGACTGACATCCATATCATCAAATAGTGATCTGTAGCCAAATCCACCGTTGCTGCCTATTGCCCGTTTTTCACAGTTCGTTACTACTGCTGTAAGTGACGGCTGATCTTTGTGGCAAATCGATTGTTGGAAGATTCCCTGTTCCCATAACGAATTGGCTGTAATGATTTCGGATACTTTAGGTAAAATTGGGTCCTTTAATCGATAATCCTTCATTTCTTGGGCAAGAATTGCCTGACTTCCTGCTCCATCTATCACTACCGATGTTAGTTTAGCTTCTTTTAAGAACTGAAGGATCCATTGATTTCCATTTCGAACAGATTGACTATCCACCGTTTCAATAAAAACTTTTCCAGATAATGTTCTAACTGCAATACTCAACGAAACATTTTTACCATCATTCCCATATTTTATTCCAACATGTAAGGGACCTGTCAATACTGGTAACGTATTTACTTTCAATGCTTCCCAATCTTTTTCGGATATGGCTGACTTCTGATTGTATCTTGGCCAATAGCCTAAACGTTGAACATTATGATCGAGTTGGTCTTCACCAAGTTCTGCTTCAATCTTTCGTTCGTTTAGATGGTAACCCATTGAAGGATTTGAATTGTACCATGCTTCAATATCTTGAATGTCCTTTATCTCATCTACTGACCACTCAGCCCAACCTGCATATTTTGCTTGTCCAAATAACAATTTCTCACGATAATTGGTAAATACTGTTCCACTTGAAACTGGAGTTGGTGGCGTTCCACACATTATAGTCAAAGGATTGGGACTATCAGTAACTGTATACTTTAAGGCTGATTCTTGTTCAGTTGTGTATTCTTGAGCTTCATCAATAATTAGTACATCAAAGCCTTCACCAAGACCACCACTTGAAGTACGTGTTCTAAACTGGATGATCCCTCCAGTTTTATATAACTCTAGTCGTTCTTGCCCCTTCGCTTTAATGGAATTAAAATCTTCCCCTTCAACATAACCGCATTCTTCGAGATATTTTTTCATTTTTTCAAATGAAGAGTGCGACGTACTGATTCGATGTGCTGTGTGTAGTACGCTTAACCCTTCTTCAAGTGCATCAAGCTCTATAATATACACAACTTCCGTTTTACCGTTCCGTCGCGGGATGGAAAATCCAAACTTTTGATGAACCCACAAACCTTCATCATCTATAGCCATCATGGGAGCCAACATATTTGCTTGCCATTCGTAGCAGCTTCGCCCCGTCCTTTGGTAACGATCAATCGCTCTTTGAGACAGAGAATTGTCATATGGAAGAATTACCGATTGAGTAGGATGCTGATTACCAAGTCGTACGTTAGTAGTCATAATTATCCTCCTTCAATCCTTTCACGCATGATAACCCTATCGCTGGGATATATTAAAGGACTATTTCACGTTTAAATAGGCAAAAGCATTTTCCAAAAATATTTACTTGGAACCAAGATACTACTTTAAGCTCACCTTTTTCATCTCTATATTTCGTAATGTAATGATGCAAAACTACTCCTCCTTCCTCAAATTTAATTTTTTTCGCTGTTTAATTTTTTCTTTTTTCAAAGGATCTTTCCAAGCTTTAGACCATACGTCTTGCCTACGACCATCTCCTGGTCTATAGTCCACAGTACATCTACAACGTTCATGTCGCCGATAAATATCTGCTGGTGTTTCTGAATAGTTATAGGTGCCTGCTAGGTTTTTACACCAATCACAAGCATGGCCTGCTACTCTTCGTGTTATTTTCGGGCTTAAACCTGCCTTTTCATGAAAATTAGCATTTACCTTTATTCCATCATCGACAATACTTTGACTAAAGTTAATGATTGAATCATCTAGTAACCACTTGATTGCTTCAAAGTTTTCTTCGCTTGATAAGCGATTGATCATTCCATCAATTCGATCTTGATTTAGTTCTGGCAATTGTCCTTTTAACCGTAAACGAGCGTTTCGGTTTAATTGTGTTTGAACATCTACGGCAAAGTTTGCGATCAGTTCATAATTCTTTTTCATTGTGGGGTTTAAAATTCGCTCAGCAATGTTGAAATACATCTTCCCATCTGGCAAAACGTCTGCAGTAATTTTTGTTTGTAAAATATCAGATAATATTTCGCCGATTTCAATAGCAAAATCGTTTGCATCAAGATACGTTGCTTTCTTGTTTTGTAACATTTTCATTGCCTTCTTTAACTTAACGCTATTGTAGGTTCGTTGGTTAAATTCTTCTTCAATAGTTTCCAAAAGAGCGGGTACAATGTCTTTATCCATCATTTTGTGCTCCTTTTATGCCAGTTAAATCTCGGATCGTCTCTGCGTTAATATATCCTTCTATGGCTTGGTTTAATTTGATTGCTCCATCGCCAATCAATGATAAAGATCCAGCATCTGCCTCAAACAACGGTTCCCATTTAGGTGTTGTTCGATTGAATTGATATCTATAGTAACCTACATCATCTCTTAAACAAGCAGCAATATAGGCAACATTTAATAATCCTGAACCTAAACTTCGTTGTGCTTTTCTTCCGGCTAGTCTTAAATTTTCATGACTGGCTTTGATTGCTTCCACACTGGATGGGTTATCCGATACAAATCCTAAATCATCTAATGTCAATCCTGTTTCGCCAGCAAAACCAGCAGCTGCTGTTTTCAATTGTTCAGTAAAAGGCGTCATGCTTGACGTTGTAAATTGCCCAAGCTTAGGATCGTCCCCATTTTCTCCTTTTGTAAATTCAAGCATGGCTGAAACTGTTGCCTTCCAACTATCTAAAGGTTCGGAATCAGGATCGGTACCAACAACATATTTCTGAGGAAAAGAATAGAATTCCGCGGTTATGTCTGCACGTTCTAATGTACGTTTTGCATAACGTTGATAGTACATACCTGCTCTCGTAATTCTAGAACGTCCAAAGGGTCTGACTGCATCCGGACGGTGAATAATTGGCACTAATAACGGATGCTCAAAATCATGTGAAATACTGATATTTTCGATATTTTTATCTGCATAATAATAATCCGTTCGACCTGGCAAAAAGTAAGCTTCAATTGTCGGGGCTCCTTCCTTGTCTCTTTCAAGAACTGCGTATCCCTCGGTCAACAATCCGGTAATTGGATCAATGATTCCTGTTGCATTGCTTGCCTCAATCACTTGTAATCGCGGGAGTTCTTCTTCTCCTTTTGATATATAAACAAACGCACATGATGCAATCAACGCTGAAAGTACTACACTGTCGAAAAATACATCTGGATTATTTGCTTGAAATATCTCATTTACTTCAAAATCATCATTTGCAAATTCTCGAAAAACTAATCGATCGGCAAGAGCGTCTACCCCTTTCGAACACCATCCTAATACAGACCGATAACGAGAGCGAATGTTTTCTGGGATGGTTACCCCAATCATCTTATCTTTGTATTTCATTGCATATTGTTTGTACCGCATATCTACTCTTGTTTTATGGGTAGATAGCTTATTTCTTAGATAATCTATTCCTTGTAATTCCATTAAATTCTCTCCTTTCAAGTTCGCGCGAGAAAATATGTACAGTGACTGCGTGAACGACAAAGCAACCGGCGGTGGGGGAGGTATGCCCCCTTATGTTTATACTTAGAACTTTTCCATTTTTTATTTTTTATTTTTTTACCCTTTATATAATGACCAATTTATACTTTGTGGTAGATTTCTATTTCCTAAAGTTTTATTTTCTTCTTTTTTATGATTGAATAGTTTGTCTGACTTCTGTCTATTACATGTCCAATGGGCGAGCTGGAGGTTCTCTATAGCGGAAGGATGACCGCCTTTGTTTATAGGTACAATATGATCAACGACTGGGCTCATTGGGTCTGGGGCTTTCAACCGTTTATCTACCGGTCTACCGCAAATCCCACAAGTGTTTTGTGTTTTCAGAAGAACTTTCTTATTCTTATCAAAAGCAACCCGATGTGCACCTTGTCTATCAGCTCTAAGCGCCATAGCTTATTCTCCTAACATTCTCTTGTACATACTTGTCACTCCAACACCCATGCCCACAGTACACTAGCTTGTAGCGATCAATTTCTTGTGGTGTAGCTTCTGTACCAAATTCAACAACGGTCACCTTCGGTAATCGCTGGATACTCTTCATCCGTCTATTGTCTAAATGGACTTCATCCAACGCGATGTACCAATAGTTGCCTTGTTCGATTCTTTTTTCTGCTTCATACTGTGTTGGACTGGGGTAATGCTTTTCATTATAAAAATCAGGCATTGCTTTTCTCCCTCCAAACAAAAAGAGACCGCATAAGCAATCTCTGTTAATTAATACTTTTATTTGCTATAATCATCTTGGGTAGCAACTCCTTTAGCTATATACACGTATCACTTCCTGTAATTTCAATTTGATTAAACATAGAATGCTACCTACAACCGCTAGTCTACACCTCTAGCGGTTTTTTTGTATATAAAAAGACCACACCCTGACGTGTAGTCTTCCTATCTTCTAGTATCAGGCTAGTTGCCACTTTTTCCTATTTCCGTAGGCAGGCTCGTGTACTTGAAATTGTAAATTAAACTTTCTGCATAATTTTACTGATATCAGTATATCATGATTTATCAAGAGGTGTTGTGCCTTTTTTGTGCCCTCTTTTTGATTCATTGATAATAGAGGCATGTCTTTTTCTAATATAATCATACCCATGGTTCAATTCTTTTGCGATTTCTTTCAGCGTCAGACCCTCAAAATACTTCATTCTTAAAATATGTTGGTCTAGCCCTTTGAAGCTATAAACTAGCTTTCGCAGATCATAGATTGAGTTCATTTTCCATGCTAAACGTTTTTCACGGTCTTCAATGATGTATTCTAGTTTAGATGCTTTAGAATCCTTAGTCAACGTATATCTGCCCAAGTCCTCTGGATCACACCATCGCTCTAACTCACTTTTATAAGTGTCTAATTCCCAATCAAGGTAATAGATTTCTTGTTCTAACTTTTGGTAACTGTTTAACCATTCATACAAAAATATTACCCCCTGTATTCCTCAATTTTAACTTTGACGGCTGACATTATAAATACTCGCCATTTTCGTTAACAATCAACAAATTATCTTTTTGATAAGCCTCTGCAAATTCCACTAAGGCAATTGTTTTCATCTTTTCAATATTACTTGTACTATAATCCATCTTACTGCCTATTTGCTCACATGTTAGTTTATTCAAACTGAAATAAGAATAATACAAAATACACAGATAATTGTCGTTCATCATAAGTAAAGCGTTTATCATTGCATTTCTTGTTTCTAAAAGTTCGCGATTGTCTTCGTCCGCTAAATCAACATCAGACCTATCAAAATAGGCAGTCATCCGAGTTAGCGGGCTAATCTTTACAAATCCGACTCTTCTAGCGATACTTCGATAACTTTTTAACAAATCCCTTGCATTTTTTCTCGCTATTTTTTTATTGTAAGATACGACTATTTCCATTTATTCAGCCTCCAATGCCCATCCCATTAATTTACTCATTTCAAATACTGCATTTCGTCTTACACCAGTTGAGACACCTAGATAATTAAATTTTAAAACATCCCAGTCTATATCAGTTGTAACTGTTTCAAAATTCCTAACATTTTCAAACTTCATTGTTTCACCAGTTGGTAGCCATATAATCAAACTTTTTGATTTTTCCATTTATTCGTCCTCCTTTATAAACAATTTCCCTAACTCTCTAGAGGCTTCTTTAGCTTTTTTAATCACAGCGTTGGCGCTAGAATACATCTCTAAATGGCTGTTAGTAACTTTAAACAACTGCAAGCCTAGATGGTGAATCAAACTTATAAGCTCATCTAAGTTTTCACCGCGCTCTTCATCTACTCTTGAATCAGCTATAGGATTAACTGGTCCTACTAATTGATCAACTATTTCATTCAGTGTGTATTTTTTATCTTCCATTATTCTTCCTGTTCAATAGACCACTGGCTAAATGCTTGTAAGACTTGCTTCAGTTCATCATCATTTAAATCACCATATGCATAAGCTACTTGCTTATACTTCATTTTTCCACCAGTAGTTGATAAAAATCCCATGATTTCAATAACTTCACGTAATCCGTATAATTTGCATGATTCTTTCAACCAATCAAGCACAATCTGCTGATTTTCGTTGAGTTCTGGTTGATTCCTTTCAGAAGCTCTTTTATTCCAAAGAACTGATAATTTTTCAAAACAAACTTTATCGTGCTCTTTTTCATCCATATCATCCCACGGAACAGAAATTTCGATGCTTGCGTTGCATTTATCGCATAATACATAGGCATCTGATAAAATACTAAACGCATTAAAACTAATGTCTTCCGATCCGCAAAACGGACATGGTTTTATATGAATTTCACTCATTCTGTTTCCTCCAATCTAATAGCTAACGTCCTTCTTCATGACGCGCACAATATACTTTATTAAATACTTCTTTCGGAGTTTCTTTGTAGTAGGAGTTATAGTCCGTAGGATCATTATTCCAAGCTGGAGCATGCGTCCATTTGATAATTGATCCTACCCCTGGCATGTTAGATTTACAAATACACTTGATGTGGTTGGCATTTACAAACTCAACATTCCCATCCATCGCTGTAAGTTCAATAAACATCACTCTTCCTCCTGCTCTAAAAACCACTCAATGAACATCTGAATAACTTCTGCTTCCTCAACCCTTGATAAAGAGTAGAATGCTTCTTCCGTTTTAGGGTCTTCGTAGACCTCTCCAATACGCTCAAGTGCCTCAAATAAAGAATCTTTTTTACAGTAGTCTACTTTCAACCAACCAAGTACTTGCTCCTGATTTTTATTAAGTTGTGGTTGTACACTTTCATCTGGTTCAAATGCTTCACTTTCCAATCTTTCCCAATCGCTACTATGCATCTCAATGAATTCAATATCTGATAACCAAACGGCTTTTTTACTCATTCTGCGACCTCCAATAGTTCTGGGTTCTCGTGGATATTTCCGATGACTAATAGTTCAAAAAGTGGGTATGTCTTATTTGGATCTCCTGAAAATGCCCCTAAAAAAGAGTCATAGTAATCTACACCCTCACTTTTAAACACGAATGAACAGTCTTCCCAAATAACATCAGTGATGTATTCTGAAAT